ACACCAAAAGTGTCATAAATCTTACTAAATACATAAATATCATCAGTCTCATCAAATTCAGTGGGGCTTGGCTGTCCATAGAGTGCCATAAAGCCAGGAGTGTTTAAAATGTAGCGAACTACCCTGTCAGCTCCTAAATCATTCCCTCGATACACCTCGGGATAGATTCCAATAAAAGGTATGTCGTATCTAGCGTTCATTAAAGCTACTTGTCCTTTAACCTCTAACCAAGACTGGAGAGCATACATAACCCTAATACCTCCAGAGGTTATGTCGTAAGGTGGTGAGACAATCGAATAGGGTTTATAAGACATTATTTTGTGCTTTCTTTACACTATCAATAATCTTTTGTGATTGAATGTTTTTAATAAATAATTCCTCAATAAGTTCAGAAAAATTCATACCTCTTCTAGTTGCTTCCATTTTTGCAATTATTGATAATTCTTTATTTATAGAAATATTTATTCTTCTTTTAGACATAAGTTATAGTTGTTCCGTAGTTGCCTACCATATTAATAAAGTTTCTAACTTCTTCACTAAATCCATAACTGACTAATTTCTCTTGTGAGGCTTTAGGCATATTGTTAGGACCTTTAGCATAGTGATAGCATTTAACTTGTTCACCCCTAAGCATAACCTTGTCGTTCTCAACAGTCATTTCCTTCTCTCTACCTAGTGATTTACAACCGTAATAGTCTTTCTCTTTGTCGAATACTTTTAACTTCCATTGAGGATTCTCATAAGCAACCATATTAAGGGTGTCATTCTCGGCACATCTACACTGCCAAGCATCCTTTAGGCTACGCTCCATCCATACATCCCAAAACTCAGGTACTCTTGAAGCTACGCATCCTGCTTGGAGGTAGTCTTCTTCCTTTACTCCATCAATGCTGACGTTCTCATAATCATTGAAATTCATTACTGATCCAATGTCATAATCGTCTGTGAATAACTCATCTAATCTACCCAAGATAACCTGGTCCGCATCCATATTTATGACGCACTCATATTTCTCTGTTAAGAGTTTAGCAAACATAGGTTTAGCATTAAGCCAGTTAATCGTATGTCCGTCAATGATACGACCAACAACATCATCCCTAAACACTACTAAAGGAATGTCTGGGTGGAACTTCTTGAAAGAGTTAATGAACTGAGCTGTACCAACTGGATAGAAGTAGTCATCAGAAACGAATGTATATACTACGTAAGGCTGTTTTTTCATTTTGTAAAGATAAATAATATTTCTGCACACTGATATCTTCTAGCAGTCTTGAAACCAATCTTCTCCATAGTCTTTAGATGTTTAGTAAAGTCTGGTAAGTGAAAAGCAATCTCAATACAGTCGATATGTTGGCAAGCCTCTGCAAACTGCTTAGAGGGAATAACTAGTTCCTCGCCACCCTCAATATCCATCTTACAGAAGTCTACGTGTTTGATTCCAGCATCTTTAAAGAAGTCCATCATGCCTTTAGTCTTAACTTTATCCTCATGTTCTTTAGCGAATCCCATTACTAGAGAGTTACAGGTTAGATTATCTTCATTATGATGAAAAGACATTTCACCTTCTTCGTGAGCAATAGCATAGTTAAAGATCTCTACATCATCCCAACCGTTAAATTCTTTATTCTTTTTAAGAGCTTCAAAGTGTTCTGTGCTTGGTTCTACTGAATAGACCTTACCAAATTCTCTAAGGTATTGACTGATAACCCCAATGTTAGCTCCAATGTCTAAGATGGTAATATCTTCCTTCTTTTTACCTGAGTGTTTTAAAGAGTTAATGACATCAAGATAAACTCCATCAAAGTAGATCTCGTTGTAGATGTAGGGAATATATAATTCCTCAAACTTAATTGGTTTTTCTTCTGTCCCTTTTGGATAGAATAGTGCTGATAGTGGCATTTTATTTGTCTTTCTTTTTAGTTAGAATACTTGTAATAATAATTTTATCTCCAACTGTTTCGGTTATGTGTTGTTTAAAGTCGTAACTATCAACTATCTCTTGAGCTAATTTATCAGCAACTTTTCTAAGTTTCTTTAATATCTTTTCATTTAAAGTCATTAGCGTATATTTATCGTAATAAATAGCTATTTCTTGTTTAAAGTTCCTGCGAGTAGATACTGCCATAATTACCTTTCTATAAACTTCATTCTTAATCCATACCTTTTTCTACCTTTTAATTCTAAACTCGTATGTTTTCCATTATCAGATATAAGCATTAAGTTTTCTATTCTATTATCTGATGGGTTATGGTTTATATGATGTACAACCTCTTTTTTTGTTAAATACCTTCCGAGATGTTTTTCCATTACCAATCTGTGTTCTAATACATATTTTTGTTTAGTTGTGTTTGGATGATCTGGACTATAAATAAATATATATCCATCAGCCATTTTTCTAATTCCACCCTTCCAGTTATAGTGTTTTTCTGCAAGATTTCTTCCTTTATTTCTTTTACTAACATTTCTCTTAAATTCTTCAGATCTTTTTTTACCCTTATTTGCTAAGCTTATTCTTTTTCTTCCATCCTCTGATATTATCAAACCCGTTGGATGTCCTTTTACAAATTGTCCTTTTTTATTTCTCATCCTACTATTATATCACAGTTTAGCGTTTTACGCTAATAAAACTAGGGTCTTTGCTCTCAAGCAATTCATCTAGCATTGTTAATAATTGTTTGTTTGTTTCTGGGAAATACTGTTTAATATTCTTCTGACTCTTTAGAAAGTCTTGTGCTTGATAAGCCATGTGACTAGGACCATCATGTTTATAATCATCATCTCTACCACCACCAACTAACTTGACATTAGCCTTCTCTCCGTTTAAGTAAAGACTGATTGTTTCTGCACACCTCAAGTAAAATGGTGTAATTGTATATACAACTGGTATCTTACCTGCTAAGGCTACACCTACTGCTATATCTAAAAGTGCTTGTTCTGCTGCACCTGTGTTAATGAATCTATCAGGAAAGTCTTTTTTAATCTGATCAAATTGACCAAACCCTAGATCTCCTGTTAAGACGATGATGTCTTTGTTTTCTTCCATCTTATTATAAAGGTGTCCTGCGAACCAGCCTCTTTGTGATGGATAAAAGTCTTTTTGTTTTATCATAATAATATATACCTTTTATTAAACTTCATACCTATTTCATTATTTTTTATAAACTTTAAAAAAGATGTTAAATATCTTCCACAAGAAATAAAATATGAATCTCCTAATAACTCATGATACATTTTGTTATCAACTTTTATTATTTTCATCTCACTAAAACCCTTAACCAAACAATAAAACCAATGAATATGTACGCCATGTTCATTTTTAAATTCTCTTTTGCAGTATTCACATTTCATAATCCTAGCTCCTTTGCTTTTTCATCTGTATCTATCTTTACGTAATGAGCTTGTTGTCCCTGTAACCACTCTGGATAGTTAAATGTATTAGCTTTAATAATGAGAGTAGGATAAAAGAGTTGTAGTCGTTTCTCTAAAAGGTCTACGTCTACCTTTTGATAGGCTGAATAACCGTTACAAAGAACTGCTACTCTCAAATTTTCTAGTTGTAGATCACCTGCTACTCTTAGTGCCTCCCAAACTGACCCCTCTGCACATTCCCCATCTGTTAAAAGAACATAAACATTCTTTTTAGGATTAGCGATAGCCATTCCAACTGCAATACCAATTCCATGACCTAGTGAGCCTGTACTAGCCCAAATCCCTCGTTTCATATCTCTGTCGGGATGAGTACCGTATTTCTTAACTAAGTCTTCAGCGTCACCAAATCCCCACGCTTCTAATACACAATAAAGTGCTAATCCTGCATGACCTGCTGAAAGAATAAAAGGTTCATCATCTTTCTTGGTCTTATAAATAGCTTCAATAGGTGATACTGCCATTAGACATGAACCTATGTGTGCGAGTTGATATTTTTTACTAAGTTCTAGTATTCTTCTTTCTAATGACATAATTATTTTCCTCTACCAAAGATAAATTTCTTTTCTTTTTGCTTATCTATTACTTGAGTAAGACCTTCTGTAAGGCTATATTTGGGCTTCCAACCTATTTTATGAGCTTTGGTACTATTAGACACCCAATAATCCGAATCATAATCATGTAATTTATCAATATAGACCTTTTTAGCTTCTTTTCTCATTATCTTTTCAATTAATTCAACTAATTGGTCGTTACTTGTTTGAACACCAGAACCAAAATTATAAACCTCACCGCTTACTGGATTATCTGCCAATAAGAATAGTCCATCAATGAAGTCATCAATGTGGATAAAGTCGTGTACTCCCGGAGCTATGTTTAAAGTCTTTCTTTTACGTTTATTCACACTGTTGATAATTGTGGGGATAAACCTCTTGTCTGGCTCATGTTCTCCGTATAAAGAAAATGGTCTAGCTATTACTATAGGCATACCATAAGCACGTGCATAAGCCTGACAAAGTAATGTACCAGCTCCTTTAGTAGCCTCATACATATTACGAGGTTTAAGACAATCTTCTTCACTCATAGGATGATCTTTTCCACCATATTCAGAGGAAGATCCAATATAAATAAATGCTTTAAGATTAGGGAGTTTTCTAGCTTCTTCTAAGAGTTCATAAGTAAGTTTGATATTAGATTCAAACATTTCATCTTCATTATAAATCTCTCCTGCTAAGTGATAAATGTATTCTGGTTCAAACGATGATATGCTACTGACTAAACCGTTCCTATTATGTAAATAGGTTTTTGCTTTTAGTCTCTCTTGGAGGTGTTTACCAACGAATCCTGACGATCCAGTAATGGCAACTTTAGGCAATAACATTGATGTATTATATCATATTAAACTCTGCCAAATTTAGCCGAGTTGCGTTTAATTTCATCAGCCTTGCTAAGAAATTCAAAGTGTGCTGCAACTAGTGCGACACGATTAGCTTTTCTATCATTTGGGTCTGAGTGAATCATCTTTTCTACACTTTTAATCTTAGCTTTAACTGCATCTATTGTATTGTTAACCTCACCTGTTTTAATTAAATGATCTATGTATGTTTCTATTGTTTTAACTTCAGCGTTATAAAGCTCTCCCTCGTTCCAATAGTCACCTAATTCAAAATAATCTACTGAGAATGGTTTTCCTTTTTTACTCTCATACTCACTATAAGGAGGTTCTACTTCTGTAGGTGTTTGGGTGATATCTTTAGTCTTATTCTCAAAGACCGGTGGTTTAGATGCCTCTGATTGTTCTGCTGTTATTGGTGTTGCTACTGGATCACTCATTTTGATATTTCTTATTACCTGCTATGTCTTCATGAATTTGTTTAATTTTAGTGTGGTCATTATCTCTGGTGGCTTTGATTAGTTCTTCTCTCATGCTTTTAACTAGTGGAGTTTCATTATTTAGTTTGTGCATAGCGTGTTTAACTGCATTTCTTTCAGATTCATTAGTAGCGGTTTTTAAAGATACGTTAAGAGTTTGAGCATCAGCTTGTCTACCTTTATCTGAATAGTTCTTATAACTAATAAATGGTTTGGATGGTATTTTATATTTTAATCCACAAATACTACATATAATATATTTTCTTTTCTTTTCCCATAACCAACTACTTCTATTTCCTAATATTGGTGAATGACCATACATTAAAGAACCACATCTTTTAGTGTATTTATATATTAGTTTCCAGAACCACTTGCCATATCGTTTAAATAACCAAGCATCTATCTTTAATAATTTTCTATATAAAAATCTCTCTACAGTATATTTAGAGTCTTTTATATCTTGGATGGTTGGGATGTTTATTGAGAAAGTATATATCATATTGAGCCTTCCCCTACATCATACATCACGACATAGGGGAAGTGTCTATTCACTACGATGTAGTGAACTTACCTGTTAATGCCCAATCACTATTCAAGAGTGTTGAAGCGTAAGCTCCAGCCCATGAAATGTAAGTCAATCTACCTGCTACGTTGCCACTATCTGCACTGTTCACAATGTAGAGTTTTGGCATATCACCCTCTAGGTTGATAGTACCGAAAGCATCTCTTCCATGAACGTATGTGTAGTATTGAACAACGGTACAAGCTGCGTCTGACGCACTACCTACACCAGATACGACTTGCCCATTGAGCAAGAATCTGATTTGGTATAGTTCGCCCATTTCACCCTTATAGAGTTGTTTTGTATCAGAGTACGTGTGTGCTGCCACCCATGTAGAATCTCCTAACAAAGTAACTTTATTTTGTGGTGTTGCCTTGCCCATATAAAAACCATCAGAGTAAGTTAATGCTCTGTTGCTTTCTAATGCTTGAACCATGTATCTACAAGCACAAGCGTTGAGTACATCACCTGCTGCAACTGAGGAAACTGTTTTTCCATTGTTGAAGAAAGCGGTTGCACACGCTAATGTGTTACCTGTGATAGCATTGATTGTTTCACCCATGTTTTGTCCGAAAGCTCCAATCATTTCCTCCATATTTTGATCAATGCTTGTTAGCGAGATCAATTTAGAGTTAATAGTTGTTGCCCCATATTCAGCTAGGGTTACTGCAACTGTAGAAGCGGTCACTGCACTTGCTGAAGGGTTTGAAGCCTCTGCTAATGCTGTGGTGCTAATTGCCAATGGTGACAAGCGAGTGAAGTTAATAGTTTTACCACTGTTTTTAGGGTGGTTTCTCTTAACTGCTCCTTGATCATTGACGATTTGAACCTTAGCTCTCTCTAAGAAGACCTTTTCATAGTAGGTCATCATTTCCTGAGTTAAGACTCCTGTTACGTTAATTTGTGCCATATATTGTTATCTATTTATGTGGTACTTACTCCTTCCCGACCACGTTATTCTGCGTATCCAAGTCTGTTTCGCATTTCTTCTACTGATAAATCTTCAAATTTAGTATCAACAGTTTTATTTAATGAGGGTCTGATAGCTGATTGAGCTGATTGCTTGGAAATCGTTGCTCTTTCAACTGCTTCCTCTTTTGATGCACCTCGTTTATAGAGATTCATTTGTTTAGTAACGAATGATTTTACTGAAGCTGTGGGGTCGGATTTAACCTTTGCCTCAACTGCTTCGTAAATTGTATCAGATAGTTCTGAATCGAATTGATCACTGTCTGAATCGAGTTCTTTAAACTTACCAACTACCTCAACGGTTTCCCTATTGATTCTGTCGATAGTAGCAGCTTGACGAGTTTTGAAGTCAACCATTTGATTAGCTTGTTGCAGGATGCGTTGTTCACGATCTTGCATACGCCTTTCAAGTTCAACTCCATCTATCTCTTCACCTGGTCCTACTAAGGGTTTGTTTTCTTGCTGTGTATATTGTGGACTATATTGTCCACTTGAACCGACTGGGTTCGTAAGTTCAGCAATCTTATCCTGTAAAGAATGGACCTTGCCACTAAGTTCTCTTATCCTTGACTGTGCTCCTTTCTTTGGTTCTACCTTCGGAGTAGATACTTCCTCCGTTGTTTGATCTTCTACTGGCGGGGTAGTTTCAGCAGTTTCAATCTCTGCTGAGGGGTTTAACGCCTCTTGTTGGTCTTCCATGTTGAAGTCCTTTCTATATCACACCTGTTTCGCAATGTGAGAGTACGCAAATATTTAAGTAATTAGTTTAAATACTTGCCTTATCTCGCAATATTGGTTTACCTTCATCATCTTCTCCAACCATAATCTTGTCTATTCCTATGTGTACCGCATGATGTAGTACACAATTCTGACAAACTACATAAGGACCTTGTTGTCTCCAAATATGCTTTCCCTCTGGAAAGTAGCTTATATTGTTAAGGATCTTGGTTTCAGGCTGTTCTTCTTCAACAACCTTATTCTGGTTGTCGAGAATCTCTGGCATCTGATACCTTTGCTATTACTTGATCTAAGTATGATTTAGTTAAAGTTGTAACTATTGTCTTTTGTCCAATCTCTTCATAACTAGCTCCGTTAGTCATAGCTGAACTAAGCAATGAATCTAAGCTAATCTTTAAAAAGTTAATATGCTCTTCTAAGACCTTCCAACCTGCCATTTCAGACATATCAGCAAGTGCCTGTTCCTCTTTATCCTGAACTGGTAATTCTTTCTCTTTTTTAGCTACAATCTTTAAATCTTTAAAGTAGTCTGGTTTTATAGCGTTAGGCATTTGGCATTCCTCCTTGTGGTGGCATTCCTTGTGGTTCTGTTGGTACTTGGTTCATACTAGGCTGTATCATTTGTTGCATAGCCATATCAAACTGTTGTTTTTGTTGTTGTAGCATTTGATCTGTTTTCCATTGGTCTTTATCTCCATTGGTTAAATCAGGAACGATTTTATCCCATCCTTGTACTCCTGAATTAGAAAGAATCCTTGTAACGAGTTCGCTTATCTCTACTCCTCTACCCTCTTGTTTAAGTCGATCAATTAATGGTGATGATATCTCACCTTCTTGGTTTGGTGATAGATTTTGAGTTAAGAGTGAAAGAGTTGAGGTTAGATCATCTTGTTGTTCTTTTTGATCTCTTAGGTATGTAGACCCGGTGACAATCTCGTAATCAAACAACATATTCTTAAACTGACCCTTACCAATCTTAATCTTACCAGTCTTATCGTTATACATCTTTTTAAAGTCTGGGTACTGTGCGAACAACTCATCTATCTCGTCTTTAAATAATCTGATCTCTAAAGCCTTTGGTTGTTTCTTAGTAATAAGAGTAGCGAATCTTTTTAGCACTTTGGTTAAGAACTCTTCCATGTAGTATCTGTCGGCTGAATCTCTTGCTCCTTCTCTCTGAGCCTGCATCTTTAAAGCCTGTGGGGTCTTACCCATCAACTGACTATCTGTTTCGCTTGAGTAGTAAATGAAGTACCAAACTGTTGCTGTAAAGATCCATAAATAGCTTGTCTAGTGTTGTTGAAAGTAGCAGTACCTTGTGGGGTTAAGTTAAGAACCTCTGCAAAGTTAGTGTCAGTCTTACCTAACCACTTCTCAGCCGGACCCCATTTAATTGAATTATGTGCTGCAATACCTGATTTGTTAAGTTTAACAGGTGGAAATATAGACATCTTGATTGCACCTGCGTATAGATTCCATATACCATTTAAAGCCATCTGTTGACTCTTGCCTCTTTCACTATCTCCCATACCTTCTGGATCATCAATTAAAGGCATTGAATATTTCTCAACGACTGGTAGCTCACCATCATCGTTTGGATTATCCATGTCTCTAATAATAGTATCTGCACCAGGAACGTAGTCTACCCATCTATCTCTCTCATACATTGAGAGGACTTTAAAGAATCCTGACTTCTTGGCTGCAATAGCCTCGTTATATTCCTGATATTCTCTTGATGTCTTATCTTCAAATCTGCGGTCTTCTTTCTCTCCTGCTCTATCTGAGAACAATCTGATTACTTTGTCTACATCTTTGTAACCGTCTAGTTTCTCTACTGATCTGAACCAATCTAATGATTTCCAGGTTCTTATAATAACAAAGTCTGAATCTTCTATTGATACTGCACCTACTTGCTTAAATACATCTCTCTTATTAAGTAACCACATATCAGGACCAACATAACCATCTTCTTTGGCAGTCCAATCAACAAAGACTGGAAACGTACCATAGATATTAGAATAGAGGTCTACCATTCTGCATTTAGTTAAGAAAGTAAATTGTGAGTTAGCATTAGGAATAACGTACTTATCCATTGTCATGTTCATTAGCTTGGTACTAGCCTCATCATCCTTGCTCATGTTTTTAAACTTACCAGTCATTAGAGTAGCCATAACCCTATTAGATCTCTCTATTTGCATAGTAGAGAGTACAGGATCAAAAATCTCACTCTTTGTTAAAGCTGAAACACTATCTTGTAAAGTATTGTTGAAAAGTTTTTCGTATTCTGCCCATTTTGTTCTCTTAGGTTCTATGAAGTTATCCCAAGCATCGTATCTATTAAGTAGTAGTTGTGCGTCTTTATTCATAATAAAAAAAGCCCTCTCTCTCGAGTGGGGCTTTAAGCATGAAGGCTTAATACCTTAGTGTATATAATAATACAGTTATTTGACTACCTTGTCAATCTTTTTATACTTCTTCCGCTTCATCTTTACTAGACGAGCTGTTTGAACTTGTGGGATACCATTCTTTACTACTACAGTGAGAGTAGCTGATCCATACTTTTGTTTGCGTAAGCTGGTATCAATATATCTAATTAGTTTTTGGTGGTCTAAAGTTAACATAAGTATCATTCTCTATTACTAGATAGTCACATATATTGCCATCATTTATCTTGAATATACAAGTAAAGACTCCGTTCTGTAGCTCTGCCATATCTGCAACCATATCAACATAAGCTGGTGAATTATTATTATTATACGCTAGATCTATATACCAGCGTTCAATTTGTAAAGTAGATTGTATCATCGGGCAAGGTGCTTTCATCCTCGTTAGGTTTTAATGAATCAAAGCCATATCTGACACCATCGAGGCAGTGGTTAAAGTCATCTATTGGCTTATTAAGAGATTCCCCATCCCTATCCACGTCCCACATATAGTTTCTATACTCTTTGATTAAATTGGTTGATCTTTTAGTAACGCTAATTTGTTGATCCTGAACATATTGTACACCTTGATTAATAGAATCTCTGCCTTTTACACAAGGTATTATATTAACTCCATAACTCCTAATCTCATCAATGCTCTTAGGTTCTGCACTATTAGCTACTATTAGCGTCTGGGGTTTTTCTAAAGCAAGTATTGTGTCTGCTATTTGTTTATTACTCATTCCTTTGCGGTATAGCCTCTCGTTTAAAACATATCCACCATTATAGTAATTAATATCTGTAATAGTGGTGGGGTCATTAGAATAACCAAAATCTAACCCTCTTCGTTCTAGTCTAGCTTCGTGTGGGACTTCATCAATAAACTTCCATCCTCTATAAACTGCTCCTTCACTCTCTGCAATAATACCATCTCCGTAGATTGACCACCAAGATTTATTATTTTTATTTCTTTCAATCTCTGCTACCTGCTCCGGTGTAAGGAATGAGTTATCTCTATATGTAGAATGAATCCATAATGTTTTAGGATCATCTTTAAGTTCTGTGTGTGCCCAAAATTCTCTGGTAGGGTTAAAGTCTATAAATATAGTCTTTCTTGTTCTGACAAATAAGTGTCTAGCTATTTCGTAAGATATGTTTTGTGCCTCGTTAATAAATAAAAAGTCTCTTTCAGGACCATGTACCTTATCTGAATTATCTGCACTAAAGAACTCTAGTATCCTATCTTCTTTTAATGTATGTACTGAATCAGTTTTATTCCACTTCTTTTCATTCCAAGCGTTTTGAGTTTCTAAGATTCTTTTATAATCTCTAATAGCCCCTTTGCGTAAATGAGGGAATGTTTCTGATACTACTGATGAAATTGATGGTCTTGAGTTTGTTATATGATACAGAGAAGAAAGAATACTGTGAGTCTTTCCTGATCTAGTACCTCCCTCATGAATAATATATCTATATTTATCAAGGAATCCTTTAGTTGTTAGTGCTATCAGATCCTTCATAAAGTTTTTTTAATGACTCTTTTGCTTCTTCTGTCTGTACTACGAAAGTTGGTTTAAGATCCTTACCATCCTTACCTGTTACTTCTGATCGTAAACTAAACTCGTCTTTCTTCTTTCTCTCTAAGAACCATTGAGCATTTTTAGGGTCTTCTAAACTATCTACAACAACCTGTCTAGCCCTTAGTATCGGCTTTTCTTTACGACTGGTTTTTTCCTCAAGAAACTCTGGATGGGCTATTTGGTAATTATATAAAGTAGTTGTACTTATTTCTGCTGATGTACAGGCTTCTTCATCAGTTGCACCTATATCAAAAGCGTGTCTTAATTTCTCTAATATATCTGGAGTCATTTTTGTTGGTCTAGCCATACCTTTTATTATACACTATAACACTTTACTTATTTACTTGTTTTCTTTTTTGGAATCCGTATTGACCTTCTAATCCTCCTGATTCTTTGGCTAATTGTAATAACCAGATAAAGTCTTTCCATGAGAGCATTGTCATCGCCTTCTTATTATTCTTTTTCATTACTACAATAGGAATCTCATGTAGTTTCTTACCTGACGCTGCTTGCTTGTAAAACTCATCTACATTCCACTTCTCTTGCCTTTTGGCTTCTATATGAATAGGTAGTGAGGTGATAATATCTGCTTTGAGATCTTCTAATGCTCCAGAACAGGGCATTCTTCTAGCTTTCTTATCTAAACCGCTTTCCCTTAAATCTATTGCTATTTGACGTTCAAAGTTCTTTCCTTTAGCTCGTCTAGTTGATGGGGTATTTGCGGTCATATCTCTATAGTATAACTAGAAACACTAATCCAATCCATAAAGAGAGGTTAATACAAACGATACTAAATATTAGGAAGGTGTTAGTTATTTCTTCTTTAGGTGTCATATTTAGTGTTTGTTTAAGTGATCAATAATTTCGTAAATCTTCTCATATAGCCTTGCTTCTTTAGATGATTTAAAAATATCCCCTGGCATACTAATGTGTTCTATTTTCTTAGTAGTGGGTTTAACTGGGTGATCTTCTTCATGTCCATTACATTGTCTACATAAATAGCTGTGATCTGATTGATTGTATTGTTCACATTCCTCTTTAACTGGTTCTATTTTCTTAGTTTGAAATACTTTGAAGCCATGAGCAAACTGTATGCCATTCTCAATCATATTTCTTAAATCTTCTTCTGTACCTTTTCTAAATCCTATTTTCATATTCCTGCTTTCTCTCTTAGTTCTTTCATTACTGTTTATCCTTTAAAATTCTTCTATAGATAGTCCATGTACTTGGAAAAACATTAGGTATTTTTGCAGACTCTAATTTTCTTTCTACAGCTTCCAACCAAACAACACCATCATTAGTAGTTCTTACTGGAAACCATGCAAACCACTTAGTCCAAGCATAATTTGCAAACTGTTTTATTTTCATATTATTGTTTCTTTAAGGTTTTAAGTACATCTTCAAATTTTCTAGTTCTTTTTTCTCTTTTATAAACTCCATCTAAATATCCTGAGTTGTAACCAATCTCTATCACTTCCTTATCACGTTCTAAGAGGAGTTGTTCAAACTCTCTCAAAAGAGCCTTGTTTTCCATATCTGTATACTCATCGTTCAAACCCTCTCTATCCAATACATAGTTCACTCTTTTTAGTAGTTTTTCTTTTAATTCTTTCATTATTGTTTATCCTTTAAGTTGATTCCAAGTCTTATGTGTGGTGGGAGTATAAAGTTCCACACCTTAGTCTTAAACCTGTTAAACAGTGTTGGTTTTATCTCTTGGTTTACAATTTGTATTGTATAA